CCGGCACTCGGGTTTCTACTCATGCCATTGAGTACGCCATTGCCCAATACGGCAACATCTCGGACGCTATTGCGTACACATACCAGCAAGAAGGTCATGCTTTCTATGTGCTGACATTCCCGTCTGGCAACGCCACTTGGGTCTACGATGTGTCTACCCAAGCCTGGCACGAACGTGCTGGATTTGATGCAGGTCAGTTTATGCGGCACCGCAGCAATTGCCAATGTAACTTTGGTGGCAACATCATTGTTGGCGACTTTGAGAACGGCAACATTTACAGGTTTGACCTAGATGTTTACGCTGACAACGGCGGCATTCAAAAGTGGCTGCGTTCTTGGAGGGCATTGCCACCCGGCGAAAACAACTTTAAGCGCACGGCGCACCATACGCTGCAACTTAACGCTGAAACAGGCGTAGGGCTTGGAGTTACGCCGGGTCAAACTGCTGACGGCATTCTTACGGAGTCGTCAAACGCCCCACCGGCAGGGCCAAGTTACCAACTGATTGCTGAGTTTGATTGGGAGTATTTGGTGACTGAGTCGGGCGAGGAAATCATCACCGAATCATCCTTGGGACTGCCGGGTGAAAATTTGGTGACCTTTGCTTACAGTGGGCCTGATACGGCTGGTGCTGAGATTGTTACCGAGGAATTTCCTGCAACACCAGGTTATGACCCGCAATGTATGCTGCGCTGGAGCGACGATGGCGGCCATACTTGGTCAAACGAGCATTGGGCCAGCATGGGGCAGATTGGTGAGTACGGCTACCGCACGTTCTGGCGTCGGCTAGGCATGACGCTGAAGCTGCGTGACCGGGTGTATGAGGTCAGCGGCACTGACCCGGTAAAAATCGCTATCACGGGCGCTGAGTTAGTGCTGAGTCCAACAAAGTCTTGACATGGCAAACATCACCCAGATCCCCGCACCTCGCGTTCCTTTGCTGAACGCGCAGACTGGTGCTGTGTCTATGGAGTGGTTTCTTTGGTTCACCAACGTCTACACCATTACAGGCGCTGGCCTTGCCATTACGCCAGTCATCAATGGCGGTACGGGACTAGGCACTATCCCGACCAACGGCAAGCTGTTGATTGGCAATGGTACGGGCTATTCGCTAAACACTTTGACAGCCAGCACGGGCATTACCGTGACCAACGGCGCAGGCACCATCACAGTGACAAACAGCCTGCCCGACTTGACGGTGGTGCTGACAGGCGCAGGCACGACGGTAGTGACCGGGACATATCCCAACTTCACAATTACCAGCAACGATGCGTTTGTCGGCACGGTGACTAGCGTTGGCGGCACTGGCACGGTCAACGGCATTACGCTGACAGGCACCGTAACTACGTCAGGCAATTTGACGCTTGGCGGTACGCTGAGTGGGGTAAGCCTGACCACTCAGGTCAGCGGGACTTTGCCAATAGCTAACGGCGGCACGGGTACAACGGCTACGACTTTTGTTAATCTTGCAACCAATGTATCTGGTATCCTCCCTGTAGCCAATGGGGGGAATGGATTAGGCGCAGCGTACACAGTAGCAACCCTGCCAGCAGCCGGTACACAAGGCCGCAGATCATGGGTGACAAATGCCCTAGCGCCTGTGTTCTTGGCGGCCCCTGTTGGTGGCGGTGCGGTGGTTTGCCCGGTGTTTGACAATGGCACGGCCTGGGTGGTTGGGTAACAAGGAGAACGATTATGGACATATCAGCTGCAAAAAATAAAATTGCCAAAGCCCTCAACATTCCTGTTTCTGAAGTTTACCCAGAATATGCAACAGTCATGCAATCTAGGGGAGACGCTGACGTAGAAACTCAGGGGGAGTTGACTGGGTTTCGTGTCAGGCAGGGCAATCTTCAGACGTTGTTTGACACTTCAGGCAATCAAACTGCTCAAGATACCGCCAGAACGCAACAATCTTTTTGGGAGCAATTGGGCGACTCTTTAGGTGATCTTGCAAAAGTTGGTTTGGTAGGCGCTGGTATGTATTATGGTTTGCCTGCGTTGGCAAGTGCTTTTGGCGGTGGTGCAGCAGCAGCAGGGGCAGGCGCTGCGGGTGAATTGGGATTGGCTGGTACAACTTCTGCTATGTCTGGTGGATTTGGCGCTGGTGCAGCGGGCGCTGGAACTGCTGCTACTGGGGCCGCACTAGGAACATATGGTGCCAATGCTTTGGGAAGCGGCGCTTTTGATGCTGGTTTAGGCAATATTTTGTCAACCACGGCAGCACCTACTATTGGTCAAGGTGCCGTTTTGGCTCCGGCAGCAACCGCCGCAACTGGCGCAATGGGCGCTGGTTTGGGTGGAGCGGCTACGGACTTTGCAGGCAATATGATGGGTGCTGGCACTGCTGCTGGAAGCAATGCTTTATCTGGCATGGGCGACCGGGTTGCCAACTATCTAACCTCACCATCGGGCATTCAAACTGCTGCGTCTTTGCTGGGCGGTGCGGCTAGTGCGTATGGTGCCAATTCAGCGGCCAACACTCAATCAGATGCTGCTAACCGCGCTTTGGCGCTGCAACGCGAAATATACGACAGCCAGAAAGCACTGCAAGAGCCATACCGCGCCGCTGGCTTAACCGCGCAGAATCGGATGCTGGATTATCTTGGTCTTAGTGCCAACGCTGGACAGGCCGACTATGGCAAGTATGCGCGTGATTTTGGGATGTCTGATTTTCAACAAGACCCAGGCTATGCTTTTCGGCTGGCAGAAGGCGAAAAGGCACTTAAACGTAGACAATCCGTTGGTGGGAACTTATTTTCTAGTCAAGCATTAAGAAATGCACAAGAATACGGCCAAGGCATGGCTTCGCAAGAATTTAATAACGCCTACAACCGTTATCAGACCAATCGCGCCAATCAACTGCAACCGCTGGGTAATTTGATGTCGTCTGGTCAAAGTGCAGCCTCCAATGTTGGTTCTGCGGCTGGTCAGTATGGTACTGCTGGTGGAAATTTGATTCAGTCTGGCGGTCAAGCCACTGCTGCGGGTCAAATGGGCGTTGGCAATACAATCAACAACGCTATCGGTGCTGGCATAAGCGCATATCAAAACAACAATTTGCTTGATATGTTGCGTCGGCAAAACGCATCATCGTATCAAAACCCATACGCAAACGCATAAGGATTAGTCATGGCCCTGAATCAAATGATCGCGCAAGGAGCGCAGTTCAATATGCCTGACCCAGTGGCGCAATACGCCAAGATGCAGCAGTTGCAGGCCGTGCAAAATCAAAACGCACTGGCTCAATACCAGTTGGGTTCGGCGCAGCGTGGCGATGTGCAGAAGAATGCTCTAAACCAAGCGTATTCTCAAGGAGTAGACCCAGCCACGGGCCAACTTGACTACAAAAAAGTTAGTGCTGCATTGGCTGCCGCAGGCGCAGGCAGTCAGATTCCAGCAGCTCTTAAACAGCAATTTGAAACGCAAAAAGCAGAAGCTGAGTTGTCTAAAACAACGGGTGAAGTTCGCGGTCAACAACAAAAAGAAATAGATGCAATTGCGCGTAATCTTAGCCAAAACCCAGATGACGAAAGCATACTGGCAAGCAAAGACATTATTCAAAAATCTTCTTTTTACAGTCCTGAAGCAAAAGCAAAAGCATTAGCGGTTTTTGATCGGGCCTTGTCAATTCCAGTGACAGAGCGGGGCTCATACTTTGGTATGCAAGGTGCCACAGCTGGCGAAAGAGCGACGGCCAATAGACCTGTGGCTGTTGGTGGTTCTTTGATGTCGCCAACGGGTCAAACCCTTGCTAATGCACCAGAGCCTGGATTTACTTTAAGCCCTGGTCAAGTACGCTATCCAAAAGGGTATGCAGGCGTTGTAAGTGCGCCAGCGGCGGCAACAGCGGCGGCTAAACCACCAGAAAAACTGGAGATAATGAGAGCGTTGGGCTACTCAATGGACGCTGTTGGTGATGCAGCCTATGAGGCCGCTAAACGCGCTCCGCCTACTGTTGCTGCGCCACCGGTCGCTATTGGCGAAATGAGGTCGTTGGGCATACCGGAAACACCTGAAGGTTTTGCTTACTACAACGAACTGAAAACCAAAACTCCTGTTGCTGCGCCGCCAAGCATGGTGGCTGAATACACATTTGCCAAAACACCAGAAGGCGGTAATTTCAAAGGTACATATCAACAATTTGTAACTGCCCGTGCTGCTGCTGGTCGTGCTCCGGCAGCGCCTCGGGCTGAACCAGCACCAACGCTTGACACTGTTGTTGACCCAAATAACCCTAACCAAATGCTTAGGATTGACGTTCGTCGCTACTCTCCCGGCGGCAGCGTTGGTTCACCCGGCGTTATTGGTATTAGTGGTAAAGAACCCGGCGCTGCTGTTCGCGAAAACAAAGCTGAAGCAGGTAAAACGCAACTTGCCGACGATCTGGAAAACTTGAGGGCGTCATTTTTGGTCTTGGACAAAATTCGGGCTATCCCAAGCACCGAGCGAAACCCATTGTCAAACCTTGCGTCTTTTACCGCCGCGTCAGGCGTTGGTCAACTTGCGGGTCGGGCTTTTAGCACTGAAGCGCAAGTGGAGCGCGAAGTCATTAACAGCGCCCGTACACGATTGGTCAACTCAATTAAAAATGCCACGGGGATGTCGGCGCAGCAACTTAACTCAAACGTTGAATTGCAAACTATGCTTAAGTCAATTTCTGATCCAGCCCAGCCAGTTCAGGCCGCGCTGCGAATTATTGAGGACATTGAAAACGCATACGTCAAAGGCGCGGGGATGTCTAAAAAGAAAGCGACCGGTGGCGGCGGCGCACCAGTGCCTACTGCGGCAGCAGGGGTTGCGCCTCCCCCCGGCTTCAAACGAGATTAAAGGCGCATCATGGGCTTGCAAACCGCGACTAATCCTGATACTGGTGAACGTGTTGTTTTGGTGGGCGACCAATGGAAACCGTTTACGCAATCTGCCACTAATGACAAAGGCGTTAAAGCCTACCTTATTGGTGAAAAATGGCTGACTGATGAAGGCCCGGCGGCACCTGCTACTTCCACTGCTGCTCCTGAAAAACAACGCGGTTTTTTTGGGTCAGTTGGCGCTCCATTTCAAGCCTTGTCTGAAGGCGTTATTAGTGGCGGCGGCAACGTTATGTTTGGTGGGCAGCGGCTTGTTGGACAAGGGTTGCAAGCGGTTGGGGCAACTCAAGCTGGTCAAACCCTGATTACTGACGCCCAGCGCCGCCAAGCCGAGTCACAAGCGCGTGTTGCACCATTCAAGCAAGAGTACCCAATGTCAACCGGAACTGGTGAATTAGGCGCCGAGATTATTGGTACGCTTCCTGTTGGCGGTGCAATTGCCGCGCCTTTAAGAGCAATTCCAGCAGCCGCACCGTTAGCTCAAGCCATTCGCACTGGCGGGTTTTCTACAGGCAATCTGGCTACACGCGCAGTAGGCGGCGCAACTTTAGGCGGCGCGTCATCTGCAATTATTAACCCAGACGAAGCGGCAACAGGCGCCATGATTGGGGGCGCTGTCCCCGTTGTTGCACCTGTGCTAAATAGACTGGTGCAAACAGGCGTGTCAAAGATTGCCGATATTCGCCAGATGCCTAATCAACTTGCAGCCAAGATTGCCCGTGATTCGCTGGGCACACCAGAACAAGTAGCGGCGGCAAAAACAGCTTTGCAAGAGGCGCAAGCCAGTGGTTTGGATTTAACGGCGCAGCAAGCACTTGCCCGATCTAGCCTTGTTGCACCTTCTGCTCAAGCGACTATGGAACGCGCAATCAAGGGTGCTCAACCCAAAGGCGCAAGACCAACCGCAGACACTCGAATGTCTATTGAGGTTGCTCAGGAAGCTGCGCGTAAATCTACACTAAACGCAGTTACACCAGATTTGACAGAGGCAATTAACACCCGCCGCATAATGTCACAACCTTTGTACAAGGCTGCGGATAACGCAGTTGTACCAATTGACACCGATCTCGTAGATGTAATTTCGCGTATGCCATCGGGTACGCTTAGTTCAGCCGCAAAGCTGGCTAAGATGGAAGGCCGCCCTTTTATCATGGGCAAAACATCCGCGCCAAGAATGGAGCCAACTGGCGTGCTTGATGCATCGGGCAACCCACTTATGCGGGAAATTCCTGGCGAAGTTGCTGAAATTACTGGCGAGTCGTTGCACTACATTAAGCGATCTTTGGCTGACATTGCATACGGCCCAACTGCCACTACAGGTATTGGACGCGATACGCAAATGGCCGCACGGGGGTTGTTAAACGATTTTGTCAATGTGTTTGAAACAAAGGTTCCCGCGTATGGTCAAGCACGGCGCACGTTTTCAGATTTGTCCGCGCCCGTCAACCAAGCGCAAGTGTTGCGTGAAATGGTGTCGGTTCTAGAAAAACCAGGTGGCGGCGAACGCATCCAGCCTTTTCTGAATGTTCTAGGTCGCGGTGAAGAAGCCATGCTTAAACGTGCTGGCGGTCGGGGCGGAGCTAGGTTTGAGTCACTGAGCGAAGTTCTTACCCCAGATCAAATTGCAAAAGTGCGCGAAGTAGCCAAACAACTGGAAACCGAATCAGCAATTGGCACTCAAATTACCGCTGGTCAACAACGGGCTTCAGATTTAATTAAAGAAGAACTTGTTAACCACCGCATTCCAAACCCATTAAACAGTTTGATTTCGGTTGCAAATAGAGTATTGGAACAGATTGGCGCAAAAGTTGGCAAACAGACCGTTGCAAAATTGGCTGAGTCGTCCCTTTCTGCAAAAACCTTTGACGAGTTGTTGGCAACACTGCCAGCTAAAGAACGAAGCAACTTGCTTAAAGCAATGAGCGACCCATCCACATGGGGCACAAAAGGCGCTATCATTACTCGCGCCGCTGCAATGCCTGTTGCGCCCACAAATGCACTTGCCCCGGCCAATCAAAACGCCATGACGCAGTAGGAACCTGATATGACAGACGATGACTTCCGCCGCCTGGAGAGCAAGGTTGACAAACTAACCGACGCTGTTGGCAAGTTGATTTTGTTTGAAGAGAGGCAAGCCACGCAGGGCGAACGCATCGGAAACGTGGAGGTCAAGATTGGCATCCATGATGCTGCATTGCAGCGAGTTGACCGCAAGATTGACCAGTGGGTTAACCGCGGCGTTGGCGTCTGGGCTGCTGCGGCTATCGTGTTTGCGTTGGTCAAATACTTGGACAAATGACACCGCATTTCAGCCTGGAAGAATTTACGCAGTCAGACACTGCGGCCAGGCTGGGCATCGACAACCGATTACCTGATGAAATGCGTGAAAACGCGCTGAAAACGCTGGAAATGATGGAGCGTATTCGATTCCACATTGATGCACCCATCACAATCACATCAGGATACCGCTGCAAGGCCTTGAATGGCGTCATAGGCTCCAAACCGGGGTCAGACCATACATTGGCATTGGCTGTTGACTTTCGCGCTCCAAAGGCCGGTAGTCCATTCCAGATAGCCGCAAGCCTGGCGCCCGTTATCAAGATCGTTGGTATCGGGCAACTCATCCTTGAGTTTGGCACCTGGGTTCACGTTAGCACCCGCACTCCAGACAAGATCATCAATCGCATCATCACCATTGACAAAGATGGAACGAGGGCAGGCATATGGCAATAGACCCCATCAGCATTTTGCTTGGCATTGGCTCCAAGGTCATTGACAAGATTTGGCCTGATCCTGCCCAACGTGACGCCGCCAAGTTAGAGTTGCTCAAGATGCAGCAGTCTGGTGATTTGGCGCAATTAACTGCCGACACCAGCCTGATGATCGAACAAATCAAGGTCAACCAGGCAGAAGCAACAAACCCAAGTTTGTTCGTCAGTGGCTGGCGACCTGGGGTCGGCTGGGTCTGCGTAGCCGCCTGTGGCTGGAACTGGATTGGCTTGCCCATTGCCAAACTAGGCATGGAAATCTACGGCCACCCAATCAACCTATCACCGGCAGACCTCACGGAGATGCTGCCAATCCTGATGGGTATGCTCGGGCTAGGTGGCCTGAGAACGATAGAAAAGCTACAGGGCCGTGCTGCGAAGTAGCTGCATAGCATCCCGCAGGTCTTGACGTAACTGCTCAATCGCCTCGGCTTGCTGTTGCATCCTGATGTAGGCGTCCGTTGCGAATTTGTCCAGCGTCTGACGCTCCCAGGCTGCAAAGTTCGGTAGATCGTTCAATTTGATTCCTTATCCATTCGGGGCCGCCAAGTTTAATCAACTGGATGCGCTGGCTCTGAGTCAGCTTGATGCTGTAAAACACATTCAACGGTTCACCTTCCCGCTTTGCGCTCATGGTTTCTTTCGTGGTAGTGCCGCCCAGTGCGTCCAAAATTGCGTACCCGGCGTGTTTTCATAGTGTCCCATCGTCGCTACTCCTGACCGCCCAAGCAGCAAGATTTTCATGCTTGTCGGAGTGTCTTGGTCAATCGGTATCCAGTAATAATCATCAGCCACTACCGTTGATCTGGTGCTGTCTAACCGAAACTTGATCTGTCTTTCTAACTCTTCAAAGGCTTCATCTTCAGTCATGTCCCCCCCCTAATTCCAATCGCAAAACTCAGCCACGCCAGTTCAATCCACCAGTCCTCTTCGACATTGATAGCAACGGCAGGCCACAGGAAGATAGCGCTGCTGCTGGTCTTGGTGTAGATCATGTGTTGCGCTCCTTTAGTTTGGCTTCCACAGTACGGGCAAACTCAATCCACTTGCTGCCGTAAACATTGACCCTGTCAAACAAATCAAGTATCTCTTCTGGCGTCAGCCCTACCCACGGGCGCTTGGGCGGGTTAGCGTCTCGCTTATTCTTCATTTCCGCAATACGGGCAAACACTTGCTTGTCTTGCTCAACACCAATGTCATCCATTGTTGCGCTCCTTCAGAATCTTTTGGGCTACATACATCCCGGCGTGAAATGCCAGCTTCATTTGTGAAGCAATCATGGAGGACTCTCTGTTTACATCCTCATCTGTCAGCCCTACCCACGGGCGCTGTGCTGCGGGTGGGGTGACATAGCCAAACAGTTCAGCGAACTCACGCAACATATACGTCCCGCGACTGCCATCGTCAAACGTAATGTCTGGCGATCCCCCAGCGGTTAAAGACACTATTGTTCCAATGCTTTCGTCCTCTAGGCAGAAAACTTTGTCGCCTGATTTTGGCATACGCATCTGCTCCTGCTGTGGCTGCTCCAGTGCAGTGCGTAGGGCGGTGATGGCATTGTCCGACCCATCGAGCCAATGCCACTGGCCCTCAAGGATGTGCGCGTCATCAATAAAACCTTTGTAGGTCTCCAACGCCTCCAGCGCCTGTTGCGCGGCTTGTCTTAAGTCAGTCATGTCATGTTCCTTCCAATTTCTGCTGCTGCCCTTGTGATGGCGCGGCGGGTTGCTGCACTCATATCGTCTGCGTTATCTGACGCCTGTTCGTACCAGTTTTCTCCTCGCCATTTCCATGCTGTTGCACTGCCGCTATTGATCTGTATAAACAGCCCCAACTTCACCGCCAGCCGCAGCGCATCGCCATCGTCGGTGAGGGGGTTCCATTGGTTAAACTCAATCCGCATCTTTGCCTCTTCCAGCCCACAAGCCTTCGCCGCAAGTTCAAGTAGTTCTCTGTCAGTCATGATTTATTCCTTGCTCTGATGGCTTTGGCTGCGCGTGTGCCGTAGATGCTCACACCGGTAGGAATGTGCTTGTCACAGATTGTTTTCTCTGCCAACTTCGCGCAGCCCTCACGCTCGGCAGCGGCAACAAGGTGGGAAAAGCGTTCAAGTCTTTCTTCAATCGTTGTTGTGTGTATCTCAGGCCAGTTGAACCCAGCTTCCCGCGCCAGCTTGATGATGTCATCTTTGGTCATTTCAAAATCTCCCTCTCAAGTATTTCAGTGGCAGCGGTCAACTGCTCATATAGGTAGTCAGGCAAAGATATTTTGCTTACCAAACTTGCGCTCTCCATTGCCGACAGTAGGCGTAGTATTTTCAGCAGCTCTTGTTTAGTCATGTCAAGTACCCAACAAGGAAAGCAAACGCAGCCAGCGAGATCGTGGTGATCGCTACCGCAATGGTTAGTGCAAGCCAGTCTGGTTTATAGAGGTCTTCGATCTCGTCGTCTTTGATTTCGTCGTTCATGCTTCCCTCGCTTTTAGCATTGCGTCTGCCATATCATAGGCGTCACGGGCACACCCATCCTCCATGCTTAATGGGTGTAAGTAGGAATAGGCCAACATCCCCTCCATCGCCTTCGCCGCAAAGTAATCGCGCAGGGTCATGCCGTCACACCTTTGTGCAGTGCCGTCTCCGTATTTGTATTCATGGGGGAACGCTGGGCCTCCTGTGTTTGTTGTCATGTCCGATTCCCCCGGCTCGGCAAGCTGAAAGCCACAAGGCTACCTGCCCGTGGTACCTGTGCGGTGTAGTCACCGTCGCCTGTGCGGTAGGTGTCACGCTGCCAGAGATCGTTCTCCGCTGCCTTCACTTCACCAACTTGCTTCGGCCTCTCGACGTACTTGCCCATGCTTTGCCTCGCTTCCCGGCTAAGTGTGAGGCTCGGGGTACGCACCATGTGAGTCGGTGTGCGATTGACTTTGATCTCTTCCAAAATACTCATAGCGGACTCTCTTCATGGTTTGCAGGGTTGAAAGGCATTGGCGGTACAGGCCGATTAGGCGGTAGTTCAGTTGGGAAGGGCCAGATGCTCATACTGCCTTCTCCGCATCTGCCAGAAACTTACGCAGGCGTTTTATCCTGGCGTCTTCGTAGGACACTACACTACTGGCGTATTCCATAGCACTGTGGGCTTCTAGGCGGTGCAGTTCAGCCTCTGCCAATTCTGTTGCTGCCATCTCAACGGGCGTCAAGCGGCGGGTCATCCTCTTAAATTGTTGCATTAGGGTCATGGTCGTTTTCCTTCTTTCAAAATCTCCAGCCGTTCCCGGTTGGCTCTCATGGTGCAGTAGCGTTGGTGGATACGCTCCAGCATAGTCACTCTACGGTGCTTCAATCGTTCCTCATCCAGCAAAGCCAACAAGTCAGCCTCGCTGTAGTTGGGCAGGTTGCTTTGAAATTTTCTCCAGGTCAGCAATGCGTTTCTCCAGTTCGGTGATATGGGCGGTCACCTTGTTGTAGGCCCGTGACGCGCTGTTGTGCGTCCGGGTGCGGATCAAAAGTTCGGCTTGGGCTGCTTTAAGCCTTGCCTTCAGTTGTGTAAGTCGGTTCACTTCAGTGCCTCCAGTGCGATGTCAGAAATGGCGCGTTTGTCATGGAGCGCCGCCCATATCTTTTCGTCTACGGTCTTGTTCGCCACCATGACGTAACACCACACATCGTGCCGCTGGCCGCTGCGGTGCAGCCGCCCGATGGTCTGTTCGTACAGTTCCAGCGACCAGGGCAGCGACAGGAAGATGATCTTGCTGCCGCCGTGTTGCAGGTTCAGGCCGTGGCCCGCCGACTTAGGGTGCGCCAGCAGCAGTTCGACCTTGCCAGCGTTCCAGCGTTCAATGGCGTCTGGCTCGTCTAGCGTCACGGCGCGAGGGTGGCGGCGCTTGAGTTCGGCCAACTCTTCCTTGTAGGTGTACGCGACGATGGTGTTGGCGTGTTGGTTCTCGTCCAGCAGGTCGTCCAGGGCGTCGAACTTAGTCGAGTCAAACCAGACGGTCGAGTCGCCGTACACAAACCCAGACGCCATCTGTTGCAGCTTGGCCGTGACCACACCGGCGTTAACGGCCACCGCCTGGGCGTCGGGGAACTGCGCCACGAACTCCTTCTTCATCTGGTCGTAAGGCTTGCGGTTGACCATGTCGAACCGCACCGGCACGGTGTGCAACTCGGGCAGCTTGTCCTTGTACTCGCCCGGCTCCAGCACGAACGTGGCTGGCTTGATCCGCTCCATGACCTGCTCCAGCGCACCTGGGCGCGGCTCCCACTGGTTGAAGTCTTTGTTGACCAAGAAGAAGTACTGCTGCTGGAACGCGCCCTTGCTGCGGCCCAGCAGCGACTGGTCGACGATCTTGCACTGGCCGAATACGTCCTCCAGCCCGTTGCTGGTGAACGAACCTGTCAAGCCCCACGCTACAGGCACGCGTTTGATGACTTTCTCTAGCGCCTTAAAGCGGGTGCCGGATGGGTTCTTCATGCGCGTGAGTTCGTCAAACACAATGCCGTCAAACCCAATGTCGGACAAATCAGACTTTAAGTCGATTAGACCCGTAGCCAGCCACTGCAAATTGTCGTAGTTCATCACAACAATATCAACAGCCTTGTCATAGAAAGCCGCAAGGCGTTGCGCTGGCGTCCCCACGGCCACGCTAACGCGCAGGGCGGGCGCCCACAACTTGGCCTCGGTCGGCCAGACGCTGACGGCCACACGTTTGGGGGCTAGTACGAGGAACCGACTGACATGGCCGCTGGTCAGCATGGCCTGCATGGCCGTCAGCGTGATGGCGGTCTTGCCTGCCCCGACCGGCGCCAGGATCATGGCGCGGTCGTTGGCGAACAAGAAGTCCGCCGCCTCATTTTGGTAGGGACGTAAATTCATCAACCTGCTCCTTAGTCCACAGCACTGTGTACTTCTGCTTGAGCCGCGCCATATCGGCGGCAAAGACTTTCTGGAGCGCGGACAGTCGACCGCCGATGGTCTTGACCTCTACAAACCAGACCGTGCCGTCAGGCAGGACGATGATGCGGTCGGCTGCGCCGCCGTGGCCGCGCCACTTGTACGCTATGCCGCCGAGCGCTTTGACGCGCTTAACGAGGTAGGCTTCAGTGTGTTTTTCCATGTGATGAACTTTAGCACAGAAAAAAATATTTGCACAAGATTATTTTCGTGCTACTATTCGTTCACCCAATCCGGGTAACAACGAAAGTAAAGTCCATGAAGATCGAATTCTCCCGCGCCGAAATCGAGCGCATCATCCTGGCGCACGCCAACTCCCTCATCGAAGGCTACAGCTTTAACGAGATCGATACTCGCTATAGCAACATCCCTTCAATCATCACCGTCTCGAAGAAAGAAGAAGAAGATGCAGCACAGTAAAATTGTTGGCGGCTCGACCGCCAAGCGTGTGATGGCCTGCCCTGGCAGTGTGGCGCTGGTCGCCAAGATGCCGCCCCAGGTTGAGAACAAGTACATGGCCGAGGGCACGGCCCTGCACTCTGCCATCGACTACCTAGTTAACGACGGAGACGCCAGCCCGTACAGTTTGCTCGACAAGAACTTCAACGGCGTGGCGTTGAGCGAAGACCACTGCGAAAAGCTCAAGTCGGCGCTGGCGCTGTTGAACGAAGTCGACCCCAAGGAGGAGATGAACTTTGCCACCGAAACTCGTGTCGGTTTCGGCGATCTGCTGCCGGGCGTGTTTGGCTCGACTGACCTTATCGGTCGAATCGGCAACCGCGCCGTCGTGCTGGACTGGAAGTTCGGCGACGGCGTGATTGTCGACGCCGAGGAGAACGCCCAGTTGATGTTCTACGCTGCGGCTGCCATGCGGACGCCAGAGTCGGCCTGGGCGTTCGATGGCGCGACTGAGGTAGAGTGCGTCATCATCCAGCCGCCGATGGTTCGGCGATGGGTGACTACGCCCGAGCGCATTCGGCAGTTTGAGCGCGATCTTGTGCAGGCCGTCAAGCAGTCGTCCTTTCCTGACGCGCAGCTTACGGTTGGTGACCACTGCCGGTTCTGCACCGCCAAGCCTATCTGCCCTCAGATGACAGGCGCTGCCGACCGGGCGCTGGCGACGACGTTGGACAATTTAGACGCGGGAAAAATTAGCACCTACTTAAAAAACGCGG